AAAGAAGACCTTTTAAAACGAGGTTGTGAGCTTGTTATTGGCTCGAACAAGTCAAGCCTTTATAGAATCCTAATGAATCCTTAGAGATGAAATGTAATATTTCGCTCTCGTCGTTTTGCATATGCATAGTAAAATGACCGTTACCGCCACATTTACCAATTCCGTGCTTTATTCCTATTGCAATAGGGTGTAATGGTGAAAATGCAACGCCTTTGTGTTGTTTCCACAAATGCAAATCTAAATAAACCTCACTATCTTCACACCACTCAGGGTCAATTTTACAACTAATCAAAGTATTCATTAAAGACGCTCTATTCGGGTGCTTTAGCAATCTGTATTTACCTTTAAAAATATGATAGTAATATGTGTAATCAGTACCTAACAATTCAGGTTTGCCAAATTCTAACCACTTATTAACCATTGTTTCAATGTAGTTAGGTGCATAGTAGTCGTCGTTTTCCATAATCAACACGCAATCGCATCCGTCTGTTTTCAACTTTTGAAATCCTAACCTTACTCTTTTTGTTAAATCAGGAGCGTTTGAGATGGCTTTGAAATTTACAAGTTCAACCCGAAAGCCTTGCATTGTTTGACCGTCTAACATTTTGAATAGATGTTGTAAAAATTGCGGACGGTCGTTTCTGTCTGGAATAAGTACGCCTACCTTAACCATGATTTTTCAATGCATTTTTTTAAAATGTCGCCTTTTTTCATCTTATCAAAATCCCAAAAACCGATAATCTCAGCAAAATAAACGTGTTCGTTTTTGTAATTCATCCCTATTCTCAACACTATCTCCCTCCATGGATTCACTACCCACTTGTCAGGACGTGACGACAAATATTGATAGTTTTCAGAAAACCATTTGAATTGAACTAATTTGATGTTTCCATTTTCAAACATAGCCACCAAATCAAAACCATCCAACTTTAATACGATAGCTGTCCGCATAGGGTTTAATCCTGAAAACAACCGTCTTAAACCTTTCGCTTTAAAGTGTAAAATATCACCGTGCTTCAACATTGATTCCAGTTTTATAGTGGTTGTATTTTGGTTCTGTTTTTGTCGTTTTACGGCACGAAACCAAAGCCGTTAAAATAATGATTGCAATTAACTTTTTCATTTTCTCATTCGTTTTAAAATTCTGTAAACTGTCCTTTGTTCAACCTTAAAGACCTCACAAACATTCTCTACTGCTTGCATCTTAGTCACTCCCTTTGTTAGTTCATTTTCGTAGCACTTAAATACTTTTCTCCAATACAACACATTAGGAGAGATAAAACCACCTCGTATCAAATCGCGTAATTCTCCACTCTCATGTAATCGGTCTAAGGTTTCAATCATTGACATAGTTGTGACAAATATAACTATAATGTTGCACGCTCGACAACATTAACCATTCTGTTGCTTACTGTTGCAATATCGGAAACAGAAACAATTGGATTAGGTATTGAAGACACGGCATTTCTTATCATGTTGGCTAATTGAACCGAATTTAATACACCGTTGCTGATTGGTTCTAAAACACCACCGTTTGCGAATTTCTTGCCACCTCCTGCTTCATTGATAGCAGAAAGTAACGGCATGAACATTTTTGTTGATCGCTTATTGATAACCGCTTCACCTCCCTCAAGTTCACCAAATGGTGTCGGAATCCCTCCTTGTTCATGGCTCGCTCCTTTTAGTAGTCCACCCTTTGCGAATTTAGGAGTAGGCTGTGATGCAATGATAGCAATTTGCGCAGCACCTAATGCACCAGCCAGCGCCGCTGTGATTAGTCCTAATGGAGGAGGTGCAGCTAATGCGCTTGCAACACCTACCGCGGTGGCTATCGTAGCGTTAATTAATTGGCTTGCCTTGTTACTCTCAAACTGCTTCTTCTTCAATTCCTTTTCCTTAGCATAGTATTCCGCATCCAATACCGATTTTTGAGCATTAAAACTAGATTGTGAAATGATACCTGCCTGCAACTGTTGGTTTAATAGTTCCGTTTGCTCGTCGAATTTATCCTTATCCTCATTCAGTTCGGTTTGTATCTGATTTCTTGAAATTTGCATCAACGAATCCGCTAACTGACCAGCCGAATTAACTAATGAAATTGCTAAGTTTTTCTTTTCCTCCTTTGTTAGCTTTGTTTCTTTAGTAAGATTTTCAGCGTTCTTTTTGAAAGTTTCATCAGATAGCTGACGCAACTTTAACTGTAATTCCTTTTCTGCTAACTCACGGTCTTTTCCTGCTTTTATTTCGCGTGCCGTTTGTTCCTCTAGTTGCTTTTTCTTAACACCGTACAATCTCAATACGGCGAATGTTTCTGCATCTGTTCCCTTTGTGCGCATGACCTCTAATTGCGCATCAATCAATTCTATTTCATCCGCTGTCGCGCGTTCATTTTCCGCACGTAACTTTTGATTTTCTAAAACCTTCTTGGTGTATTCGGTTTCGCGTGTTTTTGCTCTATTCTTAAATTCGATATCAACCGCATCAAGTTCTAATTTCAGTCTTTTTTCAATTTCTGAAATAACCTTAGCATTACCATTAGCATCTTCAATCTCACGCTTTGCCGTTTCTTTTAACCGCGCTTCTTGGTCATCTCTTTCTTTTGCGTCTAGGTCGTTTAATGCTTTGTTCTTTGCTTTTTCAATTCTAAGAAGCTCGTCGGCGTGTCCTTGCGACGTATCTTCCATGAATTTATATTGCGCTTCAATGCGTTTTCGCTCGTTTTCGTGCGTCAATTCAAGGTTACCTAATTGAAGGTCAGCAATGCGTCTTGCAAGTGCTAACCTATCTTGATATGCCTTTTCATTTTGCGCTTTAATACGCTCGTTGTGCGCTTTATTTTCGGCTTCGATTGCCTGATTATTTTCAAGTTCTAATATTTGTCTTCTTTCATAATTTGTTGAAAGTATATCTTCTATGTCTTGAATTTGCTTTTTGACATCTTCTCTTTCTTTTTTGAGTCTATCCCTTCTTTCTTGGTCTTCTGATTGCATATAAGAATCAAGTAAATGTTTTCTCTTTTGCTCTAGCTTTTCAAGCTCCTTTTGCAAATCCCACTCACCTTGTATAAACGCATACATTTTTAACTTTGCTAAATCTTTAGCGCTTTTCCCCTCTAATTCAGCTCTCCTAATAGTTAAATCATGATACTGCTTGTTAAGTGATGCTTGTCGTTGTATTGCGCTAATAGTTCTATCAATGGATTCCGTATGAGCGTCTTGTGCTTTTATAGCTTCTTGCTCAACACTATCATTCCACATCTTCAAAGCTACAACCGCCCCAGCGATAGCCCCAGCGATTAAAAATATCGGATTGGTCAATATAACCTTACCTAAATTCAGCAACGCTGTCCCCATGTTCTTCAATCCACCTAAGACCTCGCTAAATGTCATAGATTTGGAAATGACCGCCATTTGTTGCATCTTTTCAGATACGCCTTGAAAGTCCAAATTCATCAAATCGTCCTTAACCATTCCTAAGTTGTTGGACATCTTTTCAAAGCCAGTCCCCCCGGTATTCGCCTTTGTCGCTTCGTTGACTTCTTTTAACTTGTCGTTTAACTCCCCTGCTCTTATTGCTGCTTGTTGGTATTCCTCTGATCCTGCGTCTAGGTTCGCCATAATACCCTTTAACTCTTTGATTTCGGCTTTTAATTCAGACACACCTCCAGCGTAATTTCCAACATTTCTAGTGTGTACTCCGTACATCTTTTCAGCTTCTAATAATTCAGCATTCAAAGCGTCCATTTCCTTCACTAACTTACCTCCAATATCAGCGTTTTCGCGTTGTTCCTTGGTTAGTTCAGCATAAGCGACTTTAGAAGCAGAAAGTAAAGCTCGCATTTCCTTCAATGAGCCAGTATTTGACTTTTGCAAGGCTTCATACTTTTGCAAAGCTGTTGCGTTATCGGTCAATGTTTTTTGGTTCGCTTTAACCTCGGCGTTTAACTTCTTGTATTCAAGTGTGTTTTTACCGCTTTCCTTTGCAATGCGTTCCAATTCAGGCGTTAACTTCTTAAGGTTTTCCTCCGCTTTTTTCGCGCCTTCATTTAGCGATGCAACATCCAATTCTATCTTAAGTAATATCGTTTTATCTTCCATTTTCTAAAGTCTTATAAGTTCACAAATTGTTACATTTCCAGTATAGCCGTCAATTTTATTAAGGTAAAACAAACCAAAACCTTCCACGTAGATAGGACGCATAAAGTTAACGCCTTGTACGTCTATTTCAGTTAATTTGAACGCTAATTTAACAACCTTGCAACGGTCTAACATAGCTTGTAAAGTGTCGTAATTTTGTAGCAAAACAGACATCGGAATAAACGACGCTAAAGGTATATTTTCGGCGGTAGTGTCTGTTGTTACGCCGTCGTCGTAGGTTACGCTAAAATCTAAGTTTTGATTAACGACTTGCAATAATCTGCTTTCAGGCTTTTGCCATTGTCCATTCGCATCAATAGCCTTTATTTTCGGAATGTTAGTACCATTGTATTTTGTGCTTTGTTCCGTAGCAGGGTGCGAAAACTTAACGACATCACTTTCGGCTGTTAAGTTGTCGTCGTCAATAGTAAATGAAACATCCGCAATGTTATTAGGAACATTCGTGTTTTCCTTGTACCTAAACCAATTGTTACGCGCATATTTCCCAAAGGAAAAAGATACTTCATTCACTTTTCCAGCGAGTTTATTCGTCCAATCTAATGGCGTATTTTGGCGTATCTGATTAAGGTAGTCAAGTGTAACGATTTTAGAGTAGTCGTCGGTTTGCACCATTAGACAACTCATATTTAACACGTCTTTCAGTAGGTCTTTAATTTTCCACCTAAAGCAGTCTTTTATCGGAATTTGCGAACCGTAAAGAATAGATTTCGTTTGATTGAATGAAAACTCAAAATCACGAATAAACACCATTAACAATTCAGGTTCAATTTGAGCATTTTGTGCGTAAGCGACAAAGTAAACACGATAGCTTTTAGTTGCTTCAAATGTCATTTCAGGCGTTTCAATATCCACCACGAATTGTTGAATGTCACCTACATTTACTCTACTTGTAACCTCTAATGTTTGATAGTAAGTTAACACTACTGAATCGGTATGGTTTACAATGAAATACTTAAAGTACAAAGTTCGCTGAGCATCTGCCCAATAAGGTGACGTTCTAAAAGTCGATATTGTAGCCACACATTTTAACGTGCCGTTTTTGTTTACACTTGGCGTAAATTGTGGAATAGTCCCTTGCGTGAATTCGGCGCTTGTAAAGGTGTCTGTTAATGGATTGACGACATACGCGCCAGCCGTTTCGATTACGTACTGTTGTTGCTGTGCGAATCCGTCATTTTCAAACGTTGCTTTATTAACTTCTAGTGCTGAAAGTCGCTCGAAATCAGAAGGTGTTACATACATAGATAAGTGATCACTAGAATCCATGTAAGTTCCTTGGAAATCAAAACCTATCAAAGCTCCTAGCCTGTTAAATATGTCGTTAACAGAAATACACGGCAACATAAACTCAGGGTTAACGGTATCGGTATCAAAATACGTATCGTCGTCAATTCTCCAATCAATCAAAGGAAATAACCAAAACAAACCACCGTCAATAATATTGCTTAACGTCCAATCTATTGTTTCCGTCCCGTATAAGTCACCAATGGTTAAATCTCCAATAGCACCCGAAAGTGACGCGTTCCCAGCCGTTACCGATACGTTTATAAATTCATCTACCGAATCTACAAAGCCAACTCCATTGCCTATAATCTCAATTCCATTTTGTCGATAAGTAGCATTTAACTTCTGATAAGGCAACGCGCTATTTGATTGAACATCGGTTGCAAGTCCGAAAATTCCAATGTTTCTTTGCGTTAACGGTAACTTGAATGTGTTGGTAAAATTACCTTGTCGATTCTGTAACTCCCCAATATCATTAGCCTGTTTTGTTATAGCTACATTGGTCATTGAACCTAAATCGCATGACTGACCATTGATAATTAATTCATTCATCGTGTTTGAATGTTAATGAACGGCAAATCAATAGTTAACTCAATATCCGCATTAGTATCTCTACTCTCTCTAATTATGAATGAACCAGTTTGAGGTCTTACAGATTTCCACGTACTGCCAACTAACATTTCAACGCATACGGAATAGAGAATCGTTTGTAGTCCTTTAATATCTTCAATGTCCACCGTCGCACCTAATGTAATCGTAGGTTGTGCAAATCTTTCAATGTCGAAAACATTACTTTTTGCCGTTGCCAAATCCGAGATATAAGGCTCAAATGTAGCACCAATTGAAGTGTTTAATCCGTGCGTTTGATTATACCCAAACACCCAGTATTCGTGCCCTCCTAATGTGTTAATCCACGATAGGCAAACAGCATTTTGAATACAATCTGACTTGATTTTAATCTGTTTTGTTTCGGTTAACACTCCTTCCAGAGTAAAAACAGGAGGTAAGCCAGAAAGCGTGCCGTATTGAATCAAAACAGATGTGCAATTATCAGGAACTGAAAGCGAATTAATAGCACCTGAAACGTGTGTTATTAGTGTGTTTGTAGTTCCATTCACAACGCGTCTTAACGTCTTAGTCCATTCACCACTTGTTATGTAATCTAATGAGAATGGAAATCCGATAAAATTAGTAGGTCGTTGGAATACACTCAAAAACTTAGCAGGCTCGTAAAGATTACCAACGTATTCGCGCATATTCGAGCCGTAAATGTCACCTATCTGCTTTGCTGAATTTGACCAGTAGTAGAATTCGGTACGGCTTGAATAAGGTTGCTTTGTGAAATTGTAGCACTCCCTGAATTTCAAATTGTATTTGCCATACATTTTAGCCGTGAAATCTACCAATGTCTTCAATGCTGAATGAACATCTACAACTGCTCCACCGCCACGTAATGTAGTAGTCCGTAATGTAGTTATTTCGTTCGTTCCCTCGTCCATTACAGCCGTTTCAATGTAATAGTTACGGTATAGGTTAGGAAACAATACGAACCCACCTGAAACCGTCCCTGTTTGCGCTGAATTCAATCGGAATCTATTGCTACTAATGTTGGTTATAAATCCAGTTATGATTGCGCCGTCGGGTTGATAATATTCTACAAATGTACCTAGCACAACACCAGCAGGAATTGACCCTACTAATTCGATTGAAACTTGACCGCTCACGACTGACTTTTCCAATACTAATGCGTCTTTACGTTGTAACTCCCAGCGTATAGGGTGATGCACCGCGCTCCATTTCGATTCGCATCCGCAAGGCGTTGTAGTTAGGTTTTCAAATGTATCGCCAAAATTATAAATCCAGTCATTAAAGAAAGGGTAGCCATCATTAAATGTTTGATAGTAATTACCATATAACAAATTCTCACCATCTAAATCTATAAACCATTTAAAGTTAGCTGTAGCAATGTCTATTGTTATCAAATCACTTACTAAATAAAAATGGTTATCTTCTATTTTAGGAACATCATATTCATAATCAACGCCTTCATAAGTGAACGAAACGCGGACGCACTCGCAACCTTCATCAATAACGCTTGGAGTTCCTACTATTTCAATCATAAGTTAATGGCTTTAAGTTGCACGATATAAGTTTCAGACAACAAATTTAATAAGTTTTCAATCCTGCTGTTTGTGATAATCGTGTCAAAGATGTTATTCCCTCCACCTTGTTGATATAATCTTGTACCGTACAAGTGAATACTTTTACTAATCGCCCAACTTAACTGCTCCTGAGTAGGTGCGACACCCTTAGCATTTACGCGCCCTGTTATGTTGTGTCGGTAAATCCATGCTAATATAGCTTGTTGCAAGGTCGGGTTCCCTCTCGTTGCCCCTGGTCGTGTTGGCGCTCGTCCGTCAATCAACACACGAATGTAAGGTGATGCCGTAATCTCTAAGTAATTATCGCCTACTTCATAAGAAATTGACGGTGCAAAACCTTTAGAAACAGCTTGCAATTCAGGTACTATTTCTTTAGCGAACTGCTCCAGTATTTCCTTATTTCGTGACAATGTCTCTTAATTTGCTTTCAAAGTTACTTTGAATTTTTGAACGATACAAAATTAAAATTACAAGGTTGTATTCCAGTTCCTCGACCTCCTTATGTGTGTATTTGTAATTGCGCGCTATCATGTCAATAGTGTTGAATTCTCCTAGCTTATCAAACTCATGAATGCCAGCCATTACCTGTTCCTTAGTCGGATTAACGTGCAACATCTTATACCGCTCTTCATCCATTTCTTTAAGTTTCGCCACCAAGTAATTAACCGCACCAAACACCTCATAAACACTCATATCATTAAACGCTGAAACCTCGCATTCGCAATATGTCGCCAACGCCTCTAATGGCTCAAAGTCTTGGACGTGTTGTGATGCTTTTACCTTTTTTCCGTAGCTTTTTTCCCTGAAATCAAAAGACAAATCAAAGTCACCAACAAAATCAAAGTGTTCAATATTGCTCAAAGGCTCATTCATGAATGATAGGTAGTTGCCAAAATCTGATAGGTCCAACATCGACAACTTAACCGCATCAAATCCTGTTAATCGCTCCAATATTTCAATATCAGATTTACCTTGACAATACACTAGGTCCTTGACTTTCAATTCGTGATAACTTGAAGGAATCTCGAAACTGCCTATTTCAGTCTTAAATCTATACATAACGCGCTTTGGGTGCTTTTGCTTTTGGTTTTAACTCAAAATAATACCGCATCATAATCGAATCCCATTCGTCGGGTGATCTCCCTATCAACTCTTTAACTTGGTCTTTAGGAACAATAGAAAGTTTGCCGTCTTTATCAATGTCCTTCAACTTTACTTGCTCCATTTCCTCCGCTATAATGTCTTTAATTGAACCGTCTGGACATATCTCTCCAGCTTCATTAGATTCAATTTTCTTCGACATCAATATCGAGCATTGACTTTTTAAATTGGAATAGTTACCACCTTGCAACGGCGCTGAATTGTTAACAAACCCCTGACATTTGAGAAAGTCAACGACACCACCACCAACACCATCTTCATCCGCTACTACATTTGAAATAGGAATGTTATGCGTCAACATCAACTCCTTTGCTTTTCTCACGACCTCATCTAGTGCGCTTTTTTCAATGCGATATTGAGCAACACAAAGCCACCCATACCACACACGGAACACCGTCTTATCTTTACCCATACGCGCCACATCAATCGTTAAATATCTTTGATTCCCTCGCTCGATATGGATAGGGTTAAAATAGTTAATTATAGCGTCCTGACTGATTAACGCGCTTGGGTCGTCGTCGTATTCCCAATTCCCGAAATACAACCTTTCACGGCTATTCTTATCTAATTGCAACAATGACTGCAAATAGCTTTCAGGCAAATGCGGGTTATCTGTTGGTAACGCCTGTATAAACTTTCGATATTCTTTAATTGACCTCAATTTATTAGGTTGGTAGAACTCCTTATAAACCCAATTCTTTGACGGGTTGCAAGTACCTAGTAACTTAGGTATTAAACCGTAATCATTCAGCTTGTAACGGATACGTGACTTAACAACTTGCCATGCCTTATACACGACTTGGTTGCACTCGTCAATGAATGCGCCAGTAATTTCCAACGAGCCTAAACTATCAAAATCGGGATCGGACGGATACGCAAATAAATCCTTTAAAATTATTTCACTACCATTGATAAACTTAATTATTCCGCTTTGTTGATTGTAATTGAATTGTGACGAAGTACCTAGTTGATTTGATAATTGAAAGAAAGTGTTTAATGTCGTCTCCTTTAATGTTTTCAACTTAGACCGCCCCATTAACCACCGTGTTTCAGGGTATTTTTGACACATCGAAATAAGCCAAAGACAACCTATTGCGCTCTTACCACCGCCTGCTTTTTTCTCCCCCTACTCATTTTACTAAGTAGGGGGATATTAGGCAGCACCACCATAGATTAACTCCACGGTGGTACTGTCGCTTAAATAATATACTGCGTGTTCTTGCTTAGTCAGTAGTTTCATCGGGCTTTATTCCTGAGCCTAAGTTAATAATATTAGTATTTGTGTTTTCGGATTCAATAAATTGCCCTGGCGCACCGTAACGCGAATCCATTAACGCCTTGTAAGCGTTAACATCACCCTCTCGCGCTTTTTTTATTTGTGCTAATGTCATTAAGTCTTCTTGGCTCAATGTTTCATTTTGCCCTGTTAACGGGTTTTTTAAGTTCTGTTGAACCTCCAACCAATACCGCGCAATTGTAGAGCGATTCTTTACTCCTTTATCACGTCCTTTAGGATTTCCGCTTTCTCCTTTTTTCCAACGTGGTTCTATTTGTCCTCTGCCTGCCATATCGTTGTTATTTCGTTGTTCTTTCGTTGTTTATTTTAATTCAACTCCGTTCTTCTTAATTACTAAAGTAGGGTCTAACTTTTTCATTCGGTCAATAATCACTTGACAATACTTTGGGTCTAATTCCATTCCGTAACATTTACGTTTAAGTTGGTGTGCAGCTACCATTGTAGAACCAGAACCACTAAAAGGGTCAACCAATAATTTATAATCTTGAAAGTATTCTAAAACATCACTAAGTAATTGTATAGGCTTTTGATGTGGATGTGGGCTATCTATTCTTTTCTTTTGTTCTCTACTTACATTAAATACATTTCCACCAAATCTTGAATATTTTATATTGCCAGCCACAATTATAGCTTCCCATTGTTCAGCCATACCACCAGCACCATTTAACCCAGCATTTTTTTTATCCCAAACTGCTATTGTTTTAAGTTCTAATTCGTTATTTTCTAATGTTTGTATAGCTTCTTTAAATGTTCTCCATTGTAAAAAAAATACATAAGCATCACAAATTCTTAAATTAAAAAAGTCGTTTACGCATTCAAAAGTATCATCGTTTAGTATTGTTCTTACCCCTAATTGACCTCTACCATATTTACCACTTGAACCATTACCATAAGGTGGGTCTGTAAATACTAATTCTGCTTGTTCGCCGTTCATTAGCTTGGCTACTTGGTCGCTATCCGTACTATCTCCACAAAGCAATCGGTGTTCTCCTATTTCAAATAAATCTCCTAATACTATGTCCGTGTTTATCTCGTTTGGTATTTCGTAATTATCTTCTTCAGCTTCGAGTTCTTCTTCTACCGATAAATCAACAGGCAAATCTAATCCCCAATCTTCCAACTTTTCAACATCCCATTCATTTGCTAAACTATCCCAGTTCCACTCACCAAATCCAACGTTATCTTTAATCAGAAATTCGTTCTTTTGTTCTTCCGTCCAATCGTCCGCTAATAAGATAGGTAGTTCTTTTAACCCTACTTCTTTCGACGCTTTCAGGCGCATATTTCCACCTAACACAACGTACTTACCGTCTGTATCTGTGAAGCATACAAGCGGTCTTTTTTCCAGCATTTCAGGAAATTCCTTGATTGACTTGCACAGCTTCTTGAACTTATCGTCTTTGATAATCCTTGGATTTTTCGGGTTAGGTTTAATCTGACTTATTGGAACTACTTGCATTTTTTAAACTTTTAGCAAATTTACGAATTTTCTCAATTTGATGCGGATAACATACGACGGTGAAGGATTGTTTCTTCACCTCCACCGTTGGTCGTCCTGCTCCTGGTCTTTTTCCTCCGTGTTGCATTATGCTGTTTTGTTTAATTTGTAATATCACTCGCCACGAAATTTCACATAAGATTGACTTTTGTTAAATAGTGAAATCTTTTTTCCACGCTTGTTAACGTAGCTGGTATTATTGTCTGATTTTAAAGATGAATATTTGTTTTCTCCAAACGCATAAAGATTCACGAAATTACATGAAGGAAGATTATAATCAACGTTTCCAAAAACTCCAATTACCATTTCTCTGTAAGATGTGTAGTTTGAGCAGTTGTAAACCATTGCTCGATTTAAATATTTTTCAATGTTTTCAAATCTTACTTCAATCGTTACACGAGCTAATCTACCAGCATTGTGATTGAAATATACTTTCGTTTCTCTCACTTCTTTAATTCTGCATTTAGTTAACTCTTTCATTTTTTGAATGTTAAAATACGGAACGATAAAACTACATTCCACAGTTGAGAAATAGTTAGCTAATCTCACTTTGTTGTTTTCGATAATTGCTTTCATGTCTTTTGGTTTTTAATTATAAGTCAAAGACACAGCTATTTTTGATATTGTCAACTATTTTATCAATTTATTTTCATAAAAGATTTTTATAACTTTTATAAACTACTCAGGAAACAAAACACCCCTTTTCACCATTTCTTCGACGTACATCCTCGCGTATATCTTTTCCCAAGGCGGTATAATCTTAAAATTAGACGGGTTTCGTTCGTTTTGCGCGACTTTCTGCGAATATTCATACTTTGCATCGTCGCAAAGTTTTTTCGTCTCCTTAGACGTTAATTTACCCGAAAAAACGCGACCTATCGCGTTAGCCTCAAATTCCGTTCCTATCCACCGTCCGTTTTTTAGGCATTCGTTGTAAAGGTTTTTACATTGGATAAAGAATTCATGCTTGCGCTTTTCTTCTTTTTCTTGCTCGATTTTGTCTTTGTGGATTTGCTGCAATTTTTTCTCGATTAGCTTTTTCGCTTGGAAATATTCTTCAATAGGTTTACAGAAAACTTCCCTTGTAACCGTGAAATGTCGCTCATGATTGCGGTAAAGCTCATAACTTAACTTTAAATCATTTTGCGTGGCATCTTTGAAATTCGTTGCGAGATGCTTGTAAATTACTTTTGCCGTGACTTGGTCTAAAGTCTGGTCATAGCTCCCGTAAATCGTTCTGCATACGGCAGGAAAGAAATCCTGAAAAAACCATGTTTTGATTTCCGCTTCGTTAATCGACCTCGACATGCTGAACATCCTCCCAACTATCTGCTTGTGGGGTATTGGTGTGTCCGTGTGTCCCATCCCACGGATCTGAATCGTCGAAAGATGCGTTACGTAGTCGTTGGCGAGTTTGCTCATAAAGCTCGTCTGCGTTTGGTTTTCTAAATGCTGAATTTGTGGAGTTGTTTCCATGATTTATCGGTTTTAAATGTTGAATCGTGTTTTTTAAGGCTGTTTTCCAGTTTTTAATCGGCTTGTTGTAACCGTTTTTCCATCCGTTATCAATCCAACTTTCGTATTTAGCTTGTACGGCGAATGCGAGATTCGGGAAATTAAAAAAAAGTTCGGCATAGTAGTAATTCATAAATTCATCAAGTGATGGAATTTTCTGTTTTTTTGGATTTGGCAAATTTTCTGAATTTTCTTTAGAAGAAAAAATTTCTTTTTCTTGTTTTAATGTTTTAATGTTTTCTTGTTTTAATGTTTTATTGTTTTCTTGTTTTATTAAGTTCTCAATTTTGTTCTCGGTTTTGTTCTTAGTTTTATTCTCAAAGTTGTTCTCAATGTTGTTCTCAATGTTGTTCTCAGTTTTATTCTCGGTTTTGTTCTTAATTTTAAGAATAAAAATTTGAGCTTTCAACTTATTTTTCTCTCCTTTCACGTATTGAATTATTCCCTTTTTATCGAGAGATTCAAGCGCTGTGTAATGTGAATTTTTACTAATTCCAGAATATTGAACTAAAACGCTCCAATCCGCCAAAAAGGGGTTTTTCCAGTTTAGTTTATTGCAATAGTTCAATAATGCAAAATAGGTAACTTTCTCACTTGTGGAAACCTCGTTATATTCGCAGTATGTCCAAAAGTCGTTAATCAATTCAATGTAATTCATGCGAATCAATTTAATTCAAAAAAAAAGCCCTAATAGTAGTCGTGCATCTCACCTCACGGTTCTACTAAAAGGGCAAAAAACTGAGTTACTTACGTGAGATGCTGTAACGTTTTGCAAATATACAATTAATCTAATTCAATCAAAATAAACTCCTTACCTTCTTTTACGTCAAACTTCTTGACGTTGAGTTCATAAATATCTTTGTCATTGAATTTGTACTTTTTCTGTAATACATCCAGCAAAGGTTTTAACGGATTATCAATGTCGGCCAGCTTAGAACTAAATCCAAATTCAATGCTGATGCGCGAAAAATCGGTATTACCGATTTTAGGTAAAAGCAATAACAAATGTGTTTCGTAGCTTCGATATTTCTTTGTTTTGAATCTTTTTCCTTGCCAGCATTCATTTACTGATAACGGCTTAACATCTAGTTTTATTTGAGTTGACATGATAAATCCATTTCTATTCCGTTTTCAGCGATGTAAACACGTTTACCAGTGCTTCGTTCCGCTAAATTACGGAAATTATCCGCGTGGCTATTTCTATCGGATAAATGGATTAGTGTAATCGTTTCTGTTTTGCTCAAATCATTTCTAAGAAGTGCCTTAATGCATTTCTGAATTGATAAATGCGTGCGCATGGTTCTGTCGCTTAAATACTCGTCAATTCCATTATCAATTTTTTCCTGAACAAATTCGGCGCAAAAATTCGCTTCTATTAACCAATGAGAAACGTTTGGGATAACATAATTAAACGCTGTGGTGTCCGTTGCAAAAACAATATTACCGCATGAATGGTGATGAATAACGAATCCTTGACACGGTGCATCGTGATTCAATGGTAAAGGCATCACTGTAAATTCACCAATTTTGTAAATTTTGAAATCTTCAATAATATTCAAGTCGCGATAATTAGAAATACCTAAACCACCAGCGCAAAGTGAAGAAGTATAGATTGGCATATTTCGATTAATTACGTCGTTAACACATCTCGAATGGTCGCCGTGTTGGTGCGAAATTAGAACCCCGCTAACTTGGCTTAACTTGAAATCAACGCCCTTTTTTAATTGCTCAAATTTAACTCCGCAATCAATCACTAGGTAGTTAATTCCATGTTGTAAGACGTAGCAATTCCCGACGCTTCCAGTACTTATAATCTTTAATTTCATTGGTTTTTGAATTTCGACAAAGATAACATAATGTTTTGTAAATGTCGAAAATAATAATGGTTAAATGTTGAGTATTCTATGTGCTTTGACTGCTATTTCGTTAATGATTTTCTTGTCCTCATAATAGAATGATAAGAAGTTAACCACGTCGTCAAGTGGCACGGTCTTTAATTTCGTGTGTTTGACGTGTTTGCATAGCTGTTCAATGATTTCAATAACGTCAGGGTACGATTTGACTTCTAAAGCATTGAGAACTACTTGTGATGCGTGGATTCCAGTTGCAGGATCGCGTCCGAATAGATTTGATGCTTTTAGGTTAGTTTTTCCAGCAAGGCAAAACCACACGATTCCGACTTGTCGCCATCGTATAATCTCTTGCTTCTTGTTCTTCTTGCTTAGTTCTTCTAATGAGTACGGGCAAACATTCAAGAAGTCAACAGGGTTAAACCTATCGACATCAATCAGGCGTTTGATTTTGTTTAGCCGTACAAGGCTTGCGTTTTGGTTTCTCATAGTCCTGAAAATAGATAAGATATTAGAATTACTGCTAATCCGAGAAATACGGAAAAAATAAATATTAACAATAGAAATGCGAGTAACTGGTCTAAGTGGTCGTTATTTTTCATGCTCAAAAAGATTACAAGCTGGATTGCCAGCTTTTATTTTTAATAATTTGTTTTCGGTGCGGTTGCTTTTTCGGGCTCCGCAGTACTGAATGACTTTAGAACCGCATTGCCACCGTTGACGGTGTGCGCAATCGCGACACGTTTTAGAGTTTTGATGTTCGGTAATGTCAAATAGTGTTTCCATGTCTGATGCGGTCATGTTATCTAAATCCATCTTATTCTGATTTAAGTTTAAGTATTAAACATCCATCAGAATCTTTTTCATCAGGATTAAAAGTTACTTCCCATTCAGTTTGTTGTAATGATTTTAAAAATTCATCATATTCTTTCGTATAGTTTGCTTTTTCAAACTCACTAAATAAACCAATTGTAAATGCCTTTAATAAGTTCTCCTCACTAAACTTCTTATCACCAAGAATTTCAAGTGCTTTTTGAAAACCATCTTTAAAGCTAACTACACTATTAATATATTCTTGTGATATATTATTTGGGTAATGTTTAGCATTTTCTTTAGCCAATTCATCCAAATCATATCCACGTTCTATAGCTTGGCAGTTTTTGGTAGACAATAAATAATTACAGTTTAATCTTTCCTTTAAGTTTTCATCATCTATTCCAATAACTTGAAGTAATCCATCTTTTAGAATATATGATCCTTCTGTTTTAATCAATTTTGCTTTCATATTATTCTGTTTTAATTTTATGAATACTATTACTACAATTACCTTTGTGTGTTAACACTGTTGCGTTTCCCCAATCACCCCAAAGATATTGGCAACTGTCTATGACAATAATTCTCATTGGATTTATATAATTTCCAACTTGAATTGTGGTAGTTTTAGTTTCTACATTACTATCTGTACAAGAAGTAAAAGTTAATAATGTTAATGCTATAAATAGTTTCTTCATCTTATTCTGATTTAAAGGTTTCGTTGTAGTATTCTTCATCTGATTTAAAGGTTTCGTTGTAGTATTCTTCAAATGTTTCATACTCATCATTGTACTGATTGTGTCCAATGTATATATCTTCCATCTGCTCCTTTTCCAGTGCTTTTGCTTGGTTAAATAGTTCTTCGGGGTCATTAATAAATTCTCCTTTAGATAACATATCCCATAACCACTGTACCGCTGTTAATTTCATTGTTTTTGATTTTTAAGATTTGCAAATAAAGTTCGAGGTTAAACGAACCGCCTTTTTCCTGTGGTAACTTCTTCGTTTCCCACCATGTTTTGATGTGTTGAATATTCATAGCTATTTACTTTAATTTCCTCGGATTTTGCTTTTTGTACTTCAAGAATTCTGCTTGTAACTTTTCGTAGGCTTCCTCTGCTTTAATTCGAGCGGTTTTCTACCCCTCCATGTCAGCGACTAGGTTTTCAATTCGACAAGACAACACGCGGTTTAATTCTTGTAAATCTTTAATCTGTTCTTCAAGTTGAACATTTGATTTATGTTCGTCGTTCACTTGTTCACCTAGTCCAAGGTTGAAACATTTGTACGCTTCGACTTGATTGTTTAATTTCTCAATCGTTGCATTCAATTGTTTAATTTTTGATTCGTACTCGTCATGCTGTACAACGGTTCGCTTTTCGGCTGTTCGGCGATCATTCACTAATCTAATGATAGTGTCTTCGTGTTCTTTGATTGATACCGCTGTTTCTTGATACTTTTTTGATAGTTGATTGAATCGCTCGTTCATCTCGTTCAATCGTGTTTTTTTGATTAATTTAAACATTGTTTTTGGTTTTTATTCGTGCGTTACAGATGCGCACCCCCTGTTTTTAATTTTATCTAAGGCGTTTAAAGTGTTTCCAGTCCTTAAAAATAGTATGCACCTTTCCGTCTACTATTTTTGTAACCTTTAACAACCCCCAGATTTCATTGTCATCACTAACCATGACTCTTTCACCAATTTCAGGGAGTTCAATAGGTCTTTCTTGACTGAAACCGTCAAGGGTGTATTCGGTGAATGAGAGGGTTTGAGGTGAATCTTCGTGTATTCGTCCGTCAAAGGTGTATATTCTTATGATTATTTCTCCAAACTTTACACGCAATGGATAATTTTCAAACTCTACATTATTTGTTTCTATCACCTCTCCCCACCCGTCGACATAATCAAACACCTTGTCACCTTTTTTAAAAATTTGTTTTTCCATGTTGTTTAAATTTAAGTTTAAAAACCCCTCCCTAGTCAATTCACGTCTTTCGACTAAATCTCAGGTTTTCGATTCGGGAGGGGTTGGCTTTGCCGAGCCTTGATTTATGCTAATGTTATCATCTCTTTCAGTTTTTAAATCTGATACAAATATAAGTACTATTTTAATATGTTCGACAAATTTAACATATTTATTTTAAAAAAAATAGCCCCTAAACTTAATTAAGGGCTATCGTAATTTAATCTATTGCAGGAAATTCAATAGCTTGACTGCCGTCTGTATTTGAAACTTCAATCGGTTTCGCTTCTACTTTTTCGGTTGTTACATCAGTTGCAATCGGTTTCTTTCCCTCGTTTAATGAACTTATATCTATTACAACAGATACTTCTTGGTTTTCCGTCGTGTCGGCTACTGTTTCGGTTGTCGATTCGATTTGAAGCATTTTCTCGTAAGAATCATTAACCTTTGAACCGTCAAGAGTAAATGAGTTCCATGCGTGGCGTTTCAATGTTTTTAGGCACATTTCTTCAAACCACCCTTCAATTTTCTCTTTTCCTGCTTTCTTGCCGTTTTCCCAAATATCCTTCTCACCTCCCCAAAATTCGGCGCTGGCGTGTTTAGGTTTTCTTTTCAAAATGTTTGCGATGCTCATTACTTCAATTGAATTCATGGTTTCGTCCTCGAATTCCTTGTAAATGAAACCGCCGACAATTTCCCCTCTCTCGAATGGTTTAACGATTTTGAAAGTATAGCTTTCCACCTTGTTTTCGCGGTCTTTTTTGACCATATCGAAAACGTCCGTTGAATACACTAACTCACAAATTACGTTTTTTGGCGGTGTAAGCGCAAATTTTTGAGCGACAAGCTCCATCCCCTTGTAACCTCGAATGAATGAGAAATCAAAGTTGTTCGTTCTTGAATTCTTAAACGGTATCGGGTGGACATGGTTATTGGTTAACGGGTCAAGTCCTAATGAAGCTAAAGCCATTACTTCAGTGGCTAATTTCGGCATGTTTACGTTTTTCCACGAAAATGCTAACGGATCTCGAAACTGCTCACTTTTTGATAGTCGTTTTGTTTCCGCTTCGTTGAGAATCATGTCTATTTTCACAAAATAGTTTTGAATCCTGCGCTTCATTTCGGGAGTTGTGGACGTTGTTCCGCTCGCTACTTGGTACTCCTTTATTACCATAGCGGTAAATCTCGCGCTTGGTAATTCCTCTGTGTTTTTTTTAGCTAAATCTGCCATTTTTTTTGATTTTTAAATGATTACTTAATTACTAATTGTTTTTGGCTCGAATCGACAATCAAATTGATTACTTGAGCTTGTGTAGGTATTATCTTCGTTACACTCTCGCGATTATCAATGAAAATAGGCGCGATTAATCTTCTATTGAGTTGTAATGTGGTTATAATATCCAATCCTGCATTTACTTGACTTGCTCTGTTTAGGTCGGGATATGGAACGCCGTCAATCATGCAGACACAAATCGGACGTTCGCCACCGTTGATTTGTTCTTCAAACATCTTGAATTTAACGACCTTAAACATGGAGTTGATGTTGTTTTCAATTTTGGTTATAAACGCCTTGTTGAAGACTTGGATTTGATACTCGAACAGTTCTACTTCTTCAAATTCTTTAGCCAAAGTATCGCGTTGCGCTATAAGTTCCGCTTGTCTTTTTTTGATATTTTCGTTTTGGTCGTGCTTTGATAATTCCTTTTGGATTTCCTGAATTTTGGTTTCATTCTCCTGAATTTTTGCTTCAAACTCGGAATTATCAATTTCGCTTTTTTGAATTGTTAATGTCCCCAACTCTAATTCAAGAACTTCAATTTCATCAGATTTAATCTCGAAAACCTCGTTGTTAAACGCCTCTAAAGTCGCTTGTTTTTCGTTTAATTGATTGGTTGTTGATTGGATTAACTCAATAGTTGTGTTAAGTTCCTTTTGATTTTCTTCGACGTCCAATTTTAACCCGTCAACACGTTTCTTGATGTTGTTGGCGCTATTGATTATACGGTTGATATTAATGCTTTTACCTTGATTAAACGCTGTTAATAAAGATTCCTGGTTTGATTTTGGTAGCGATTGTCCGCATGAAGAACAGTTGAGCGAATTGAAATCAAAGGTCTTTTTGTTTTCGTCTTCATATTCCACCTTCAGCTCGTCCGATTGTTTTTTCAAATCATCAATATTTGAGCTGTATTGCTCGATTTGAGAAAGTAGAAATGTTTTTTGCTTTTCATGCTTTGTCAAAATATTTTTCAAACCTTGGATTTCGTCGTTTAATTCGTTTTCGCGGTTTTTTCTTTCGGTTGACAAGTCTTGTTCGATTTGTTGAATCTCGATGTTGATTTGCCCGCGTCTTTTCATGACAAATTCATTTTGCCTATTCAGTTGCGATTGTTTCTCAACGGTATCTGATATTGCACGTCTAAACGTTTGGATTTCGTCGGTTAGGTTTCTTTTTTGTGATTCCAGTTCCTGAATTGGAATTAAATCGTGTGACAACTGCCTATCCAATTCGTCAAGTCGTGCCGGTATAGTTTCAAGCGATTCTTTGAGTTTTGTTTTCTTGGCTGTTAAAACTTTGCGTTGCTCTTCAATCGACCGTTCATTTTTCGCCAATAAATCCGCCACCAGATTAAGCGTTGGATTTTCCTGAATAATCTCTGAATAAGAAACATTACCGCCCATGTCGATTAATACGCGACGACGGTCTTCCCACTTCATCACCTCATTAAAGTACTTGCAATCTGTAAGTAATCGGAAATCAACGCCGAATAAACTAGAAACATAAGAGTTATACTCGCTTTCTTTCATTGGAACATCATCGATAAAGAATTCTTGAATATGTCCCGAAAATTCCTCCAATGCTGAACCGCGTTTTTTTGTGTATTTTTCCTTGTAAATACGGGTTAGCTTGACTTCTTTACCATCAACCACTAAAATACCTGTAACCTCATGTTCTAGCTTTGGAATCGCTTTGTTTTCGGCGTCTAGGGTTTTGATTGAGAAATCCGCCTTGTTTTCTGAATTCTTACCAAATAGAAGCCAGTTGAAGCCATCTAATACAGACGTTTTCCCAACACCATTAGCACCCAAAATGTTATTCATTTTCGGGTCAAAATCTAAAGTTAAATCTCTTAACTTCTTAAAGTTGCGAAAGCGCAACTGCTTTAATTGAATTTCCATAAAATTGGTTTTTATTAATTTTCGACAAATATAACATTTTATATTGAATTATTGAGCATTCAATAAAAAAAAGAATTTATTTTTCAGCTTCTTAAGATACGAACGTCGTCACCTACAATGATAATTTTACGATTCTTATCGCATAGACGTATGTACTCATTAATTTGGCTTAAATGAATGTTTCGGGAGTAGAATATTCTTTGATATACCTTTCGGTACACCAAATCATTCTGAACGCAAAAAACGCGTAAATTCTTATATCCGTTATCGTGGAGTATTTGTAAAAACAATTGTCTAATTTTTTCCGCTTGTGGCGTGTCTGGTTTTATTATCATATTGATTTATTAAAAAATTAGAATTTAAATAAAACTTTTTGCCCGCATCACTTTGAGTAGAACACTCTTTTTGAAACGAACCTCTTAACGATTTCGTGCTTATTAGCGCAATACCAAACATATTCCGCTTCAATTGAATGGTGAAAGTGTGGAACGTGAATTGGATGAGAAATGATAGCGTATTCAACTGTTTTCACGTTGTCGTGGCATTTATGCTCAGGTGTGAATTCCTTAACTACAATATAGCCTTTGAATTCTTTTTCTTTTTTGCCTTGACAACTCAACAGAAGAGTAGCACAAAGCATGGTGGTTAGTAATTTCTTCATGTTATTATTATTTTCGACAAAGTTAACATTACTTTCGATATAACATAAAAAAAAAAGGTAACTCACGCTACCCTTCTACTTCACGACTATCCTGAACACGGATGTTGCAAAGATAATGTAAGTTTTTAATAATTGCAGCTAAAACTCCGACACAAATAGAATTTCCTGCTTGTTTGTATGCTTGCGAACATGAAACTGTCCAAGTAAACGTATCGGGAAAATCCATTAAACGGAAACATTCACGAGGGGTTAATCTTCTGATTCTGCAGTTGTCTATCGTGTTTCCTGAGTGAGCGACTGTTACAGTATCTGCTATCCCGTTTGGCTTTACAATATCCATGCCTTGTATACCAGATTTACGTTTGTCATTTTTGTGAAATCTGAACTTATTGCTACATTCTTTAATTTGAATCACCCCTTGATTACAGGCAGTATCTAATGTTTGTGCGACACCTTTACCTACACGATCGCGTCTTGTTTCTGAATTAGGCACGGAAAAATTGATGGAATCGTTTTCTGTCGCGGTTTCAAAACCTGACTTTGTGGCGGATTTTATTTTAATTCCCTCCCCTTTGTTAGTCGAAAGTGTTGGCGAAATTCCCTCTTCATCAAATATGTTTCCATTTTGACCGTGACCGCTTGGATTAGTGTTTCCGATAACTTGAATATAAGGGTCTGTTTTCCCCATTTTTTGATAACGTGCAGTTATGCAATCGCTATAATCCGAATTTTCATCGTGAGGTTTAAAACAATTGCTCCATTCTTGTTTGCCTCCATTTATTAATGAATTCACCATTTTCTCACTCAAAAAATACTTTTCCGGTACATCCTGTTCCAATACGTCTTTCAATCGCTTTTGCAATGGTAATTCTTTTAGCCAGGAAAACACATTATCCGCATCGTCACGAATTCCAACGATAAACACGCGCTCTCTATTTTGTGGAATGTTGTAATTTTTAGCATTTAAAACTTTCCAATAAACATGGTACGGCACGGCTTCATCTGTTGGAAACATTACGGGGTTACCGTTTACCGATTTACCGCCTAAGTAGTTAATCCACTCGTTAAACGTGTTTCCACCGTCATCGCTTAATAGACCTTTCACGTTTTCAAATATGAAGAAACGCGGTTTATTTATCTGTATGAATTCATGCGAATTGAAGAACAACACGCCGCGCTTGTCTGCTTTTCCTAATCTTTTCCCTGCTAAACTGAACGCCTGACATGGTGGAGAGGTCATGTAAATATCAAGGCTTTCACTTGGAATTTCTCTATCATAAACATTTTCAGGATAGTATTTTGGTTGTCCGTAATTATGTATAAACGTTTGCCGTGCGTACTTATCCATGTCACACGCAAAAAGTTCTTCATAAGCAATTCCTAAACGTTGTAACGCTTGATTAAACGCGCCAACACCGCTAAAATCTGAACCTACCTTAATCATTCTTTTATATTTTCAAAATAAAATTTTTCCCACCACTTAACAAATTCGATTTGGATAAGTGATTGCTGGTCGGCAAAATTTAAATTACTGCCTATTATTAGGTCGTTGTTTTTGCGTACTGAACCGATAAAGAATTCTGCTTGTTTTCTTGCGTTTTGTAGCATTGGAATATCCTCCATGTAGTCTGCTAATACCGGTAACAAGCAATGCACCGCCATAGCCTTCATTAATTCGCGGTCAGTTGGTGGCGTGTATTCTTCAACTTTTCGTGGTTTTGGAGCTTTGCGTTTAGTGTAGTGTGCCATGTCTATTTAATTTTAGTAAACATTCCGATTATAATTCCAAGTAAAAAGTATCCCATTATCGTTCCGAACATCCCGAAAAGTACCCCATTCCAAAACTTGTTTTTAGCCTTAGATTTTACCTCCTTAGTTTTCCATTTCGTGACGTAACGGATAGTTTGAATAGAATCGCGTTGCAATTTGTACTTGTATCGTATTTCTTGACGTGTCGGAGGAATTTGCACCTCGGGACAATTTACAGGAATCTTCAATTTAATAACCGAATCCTTACCGTGTACTTTCACCAATTTTTCAACTTCTACAACGCGTTCGGTTGTGTCGATTTTACCGCCTTTCTTAATAAACTTTCCGTAGTGGTAGTTAGTGGAACATGATACCAATGAAACGATTATGATCATAGCCGACAAAGCGAAAATTACAAAGACGATCCATGAGAGGTCAATCTTATTGACTTTCTTAATTTCTTCTTCGTCCACTAGTCCCCACTCATACGGATAACATTGACGCTCGATATTCCAGTCGTCGATAATATAGAATACGTCCTTATCTGTTCGCGTCACGGTGTACCATTCTCCTATCGTGGTGCGGTTTACTCTTTCTGTTGGCGTTACAATATCGCCTTTTTTGATAGTCATAAATCTGAATTTAGTTTATTAAATATAGCTTCCATTTGGTGCAATTCGGTTAAATACCCAGCGCTTACTTCTGAAGGAATCCAACAATCGTCTTTATAAATAAAATAAGGCGCTTGTTTGTCGCTGTATGACACATTGTAGTCGTAACGCTCGCAAAGCCTCTGAAACGCTTTATAATCGCTTTGGTCTTGAATTAATAGCGTCACGTCATAAACTGTATGTCGCTTAGTCATCGCTCTAACTTGTTCCAACATTCGGAAACGCTTTACATTGTCCGCGTCTGCAAATTTGATAATGTCATTAATTACTAAGTTGACGGTTTCGTCGTTGCCGTACCTGTTTAGTAACTCGGCGTAAAGGTCTATGTATGTCATGGTTTACGATTAAAGATTCTACGAATTAAGTAACCTCGACCTATTGAAGCGATAAAAAAAACGGTTGTAATGATTACATTTTGGCTAAATGTAACTGGAATATTCAGTATCGGATAAATAACTAACTGAATACAGAATGAAACGACAAGCCCAACTACTGTTTGCGTGACGCTTTCAATTAGTGAATGTTTTTTAGACTGCATCTTAAAATAAATTTAATTGTTCATAACTAGGTTTCGCCACTTCAATAGACGTTTCTTCTTGTTGATCAAACATAAAATAACGACATTCATCAGCTGTTAATGGCTTTACTCCAAATCCTGTTTCAGGTAAAAAAATTCTCCATCCTTTGTAAATTTCTAAGCTAATTGTATTCATGTGAATAATTATGCCTTTCATGCCGAACATAACAAAATTCAAAACCGACATTAAACAACACCGCTGGTCTAAATCTTGCCCAAAATAGAAGAACTTATATCTATTCAAAGGATTTAACCAAGCGTGCGCAATTAGATTACGTGAACTTCCACAACTAGGGTCGTTTACAGTTCCTTCACTAGCTCCATTATCTGTCATTTGCGCAATTAAATTACAAATTGTAACAGGGGTAAAGAATTGACCTGTTTTTGCGTTCGATTGCCCAAACTCTTCAAAGTAGTTACCAAGGTAGTCATTCCATCCCTCCGTGTTAGTTTGTTCATGCTGCATAACCAACGCACCTAATGCTTTTCCAAAACCTTGCAATTCGTCCGCATCGTATTTTTTTGCGATTTGAAGGTAAATATCTTCACTTCTTCCTAATGAGTAGGCACAAACAGCCATTTGAAGGAAATCGTCAAAAACCTGAGAAATTCCGTACCTATTTGTTATGCTGTTTATTTGCTCTGCGAATGTCATACGGTGGATTTTTGATTATTAAATTCAGTTGCATTTTCTCAACTACTTTCTTCGGCGTATAGTACACCAATTCGTTGACTGCTTTTACTAGGTAATTCATCACTTCAAATATTTACGTAATTCCTCCGTTAATTCGCTTTCAGGGATTTCTAATGTTACCGTCTTTTGGACAGGTCGGGCGAATTTCCAACGATCACAACTCGTAGTTAAGTAATGGTTTTCAAGTTTGCCAATAACATTTGCCCTATACCACTCCACTCCATCATCACTCACCTCCATTTTTACAGGCGTAAGATTAGGCACTTCTTCTTGTTCGTACATTTCGATTGGTTTTTTCAATGGGAGATCTCTAAAATTTTTTGTAACGATGAAATTATAACCAACATTTTCTAGTTCAAAAGGATATTCAATGCCACCTGTTGATGTTACTTCAAACGGAATCCAAACTTTCATTCCGTCTTTTAACTCTGTTACTTTTTTCATGTTATTTGGTTTTTAATTGGTTACAAGCAGGTATCCGCATCCATTGACTGACTTCTGATAAATCAACTGTGCTAAAATTTGGTATTTCCCACACTAATACCCCATTTACTCTTGTTAGAACAGCTAATTCTAAACTATCGTATTTATCCCATTTAACAAGTGATAATTGTTCGTTTTCCCAAACACCATTTATTGTAAATTGCTCTTCTGGAAGTTTATCTTTGCAAAACTGCCAACCACTAACAGCGTCTTGCAAAACTGCTGTTTTTTCTGTTACTTTTTTCATGTTATTGATTTTTATTTCGACAAATATAACATTTATTTCAATGCCAAATAAAAAACCCTCACTTTTTTATAAATGAGGGTAAAACCAATATACTAAAGTGCAAATCTAAAAACATTTCTTAAATAAACTATTCCTTCTTTTGGAAATACTCCTTAATCCCCAAACATGAAGCTGAATAGCCTAGAAAAGCCAATACTATCGTTTCATTGGACGACATGACCGCGGCGTAAAATCCTGAGAAAACGCCTAAACGCTTAACTGAAAACTTGCCATTTTCCGTTAATGTATCTTTTGCGACTTTCCAAAATAGCCTCCAGACGAATCGGATTATTTTCTTCATGCTTATTGTTTAATTGTTGGATTTCAGCGGTCTGTAAGCAGTCGTAAAGCCTAAGCTCAACACGTTCTAACTTGGCTTCTTGTTGGTTTAATTTCGTGTTTAGATATAGTATAGCGCAAACAAACAACACGTTAACGCCGTATTTGGAGTAGTTATTGAAAAATTCGGTCATAGCGTAATGTACTTGATGTTGTTTTCAACCGTGAATTTACCCGAATCAATACGCGATTTCATTTGTTGCCACGTTAACCCGAAAGCCTTTTGAAAGTGTGGAGCGTCCTTAAACGATTTCCAGTCACCCCCCCATTCCCATTCTTTCGACTTGAAATAGTCCGCGACTTGTTTCCATTCTTTATTGACCGTCCACACCGCTTTACCGTCCACAATCAAAACAATGTCAAATGCTAATCCGTAGTTGTGGATAGATTGCCACCCTCTAGCATTGGTAACCTTGGGACGCTTGTTAAATAGCGCATCCTGCTCTTGTGGCGAACGATAAACGAAAGCAAAGCGCAAAGTACAATTGGTTGGCAAAAGTTCGTTACATTCGATGTATTGCGATTCTAATTCGGTTCTAACCTTTGGGTGCGCTGTCTTAATTCGGTCTAGGGTTATCTTATCGGGTGTTTTCATGTAGGTAAAATTTTTCGGTTTCAAAATTAAAGTACAATTCTTTATCTTCATAGAGTTCTCCCGAATAAATATGCTCGATTGCTATTTGTCCATCCAACACTTCGTTATCGAATTTGGCAAATAACACCTTGCCTGTTGTATCGCAAATTGTCCACATATCTAAAATATAAAATTGTTAATTTGTGCTGACCTGAAGCTTGCTGTATCTGATGCGCTAGAGCATTGAACGGTAAATATTAAATATAAAGGTGTCCCTGTTGGAAAAGCTGTGTTTAATGGAGACGCAGTTGTTTGGAAGTCATCGGTTAAAGCGGTTTGCGCTGCATTTAATCCATACACATTTCCTCCGATTAAATCTATTGTTCTCTTGAGTGGTAAATAAAGCACATTTCCAGCGGTTGAAACAATAGTCCCGATTAAAATAGCCGTACCTCCAACGTTGTTATCAACATCGCTTAAATAAGCTCGTGCGGTAAAAGTTCCTGCTCCACCTGTTTTAGAAAAAACAGCTCTAAAATTCAAAACACTCGGCACACTTGGTAAAGCTATTGATTTAGTTATCGTGTTGGTTGTTCCAGCAGAATTAGCACCAACTGTTTGGTCTTGTATATTCCACCACCCTAACTTGGAAAGGATAGAAGATTGTGTCTCGTCACCCGTATTGGTTCCTGAGCTTGTACCGCTAAATGTACCGCTTTGAGTTGCTAGCGTTCCTAAACCTAAATTAGTTCGTGCTGTTGATGCGCTGGTTAAATCGGATAAGTTGTTAGCCTTAACCATTAAACCGCTCAAATCTTGGTCACCTGTGTTTGTACCTGAGCTTGTACCCGAACCGCTTGGACTACCAATATCGGACGGTGTTAATGTAATGTTGGTACTTAATGCTTTGCCGTTAATCGTGCGCGTGTTTGGGACTAAACCACTCAAATCTTGGTCGCCCGTATTTATTCCGCTCGTGTTACCGATAACCGTCAACTGAGCGTCCGTAACGTAACGCTTATTAGTACTATCGTTAATATTCGCCGTTGTGAGCGTTCTATTTGCCGTAAGGTCTAAGCCGTTGATAGTGCGTGTTTGGGGAACGAATAACCCAACCGCCCAATCAAAAACAGCTTTAACACTTGGATACCTTGCGTTACTTGATTGATGTGTGTCTACGTTAGTTGATTTATTCGCGACATTCTCAGGCGTAAATCCTAAAGCCGTTACAACATTGGTAATGAACCCTTGCAAATTCACCCATTGACGGCTTGCTAACTGTTCAACTGCATTACCGTCATTCTTGAATCGTGGTTCTCCGTCCGCACCTGCAAAGATTACAGTTTCCTGACCTCCAGCACTTGGATTTGAAGATTGGTGTTTCATGTTAAGATGACCATTCCCAGCCGTTCCTTTGATTTTAATTCCTTCGGCGTTCAAGTCGTTATTTCCCAAATCAACATCGGAATTAGCGTTGCTCCCATCTCTTTTTAGCGCATCAACTTGTGTCGCTGTTGTTGAGTGTGGATTGTTAGTATTTGACAAATGAGAAAGTACATTCGCTCCATTTGTTACTATCCAACTAATCGCGCTATTTGCCCAATCAAAAACAGCCTTAACACTTGGGTATTTTGTGTTACTCGATTGGTCGGTGGTCACATTGGTTGACTTATTGGCAACATCTTCTTTTGAGCTTGCATTTACATTAATTGGAAAATTAGGCATTATATTAAGTTTATCGTTAATGAATTACTTGGGTCTAATGTGGGTAAAATTACATCTTCTTGAAACACTCCGTCAAGATATATTTTAACTGTTGTATCAGGCAAAACTAAATTTTCGCTTGTGGTTACGCTATACGTGTCATTTGTGTTTGACACCGTTATTTCACCACCTACTGTCACTTCTATTTGTCCACCCGAAACAGACGGTAAATAAACGGTATCTATTACTGTTCCATCGCTATCTACTAACTCAACTAATGTATTTGGTACGGTGTAATTTGATCCATTTGGAACAGTTCTACTCCATTCTTCATTTGTATTGCTTAAGCTAACAAAATCAGACTGTGGAACAGCATTAACACAAATCCCTGAATTTGAGTAAAAGGTAATTTCACTTGAAAGAATTACACCTGAAAGATTAGCATCAAAAAGGTTTTTAAACTCTAATATTTTCGGATCAGCAAAAGTTTTAACGCTTTCTGATTCATTTATAAGAATGGTTAATTTCCTAGCTTCTTGACGTGCTAATTCAATGACTTCACCATATTGTTGCGGTGTCCAATCTAATTGCGATTTATGTAAAATCAACAGCTTCAACTCATAGACTTCTTGCACACCACCACCTTGAATTATCTTGAATTTACTTGAAATCGGTTCATCCAAATAAACTGCTGGCAACGCTTCGTTGTCGGCTAAGTAATTTTGCCATGATTGCTCACCTCTACCGAAATTGTATGGTGTCTGCTCTACTAATGCTTGTATGAAATCTGATAATGTCATCCTATTTGTCGAATTTTAACTCCTGCTCGATAAGGAGTTGATTTATTACATGATTCTAACCATAATGGATACAACTCGCTATTTCTATTAAGGTAGTCAACAAATCTAATCTTATGCATTTCTGCACCGCTTCGAGCTTGTTCTACTAATCGAGAAATAGTCTTTTCGCTGACCGATTCAGAAAACTGATTTGTTTTATGAACCATTCCAGTAGGTGTTGCAATTATATTTGAATTAGCAACATAACGCGCATAACTCGAATAGATTAAGAAAGTTTTAATGCCTTCATGCGTATATTGTCGTCCATTATAAGTGTATGTGCAACCGTTGAAAAGGTCGGCGTATTCTGTAAGACTAGGTGACGCTTCAAAATCGGAAACAATAGCAAAGTAAAACTCGTCACCTAAAATCGGTCTAAGGTCGAAATCCTGCGCTTCTAGAATTTGAGGTGTCAACTGTGCAACTTCATTTGTATTCAATGAAATTGATTTAACGGCTCTTATCTGATTGATTGTGATTAGTGGTGTCATGCATTTATGTTTCTTGGTTCGTAGCCTAGCGACTGTCTAATTTCATCCTCCGTAAAGTATTGCAGATATTGAGGATCAATTGGTTTCTCAACCTTCAACGGCAAAATAGAATAGTCACCACTTGGATTGATGTTCACGTGAAAATGTGCGAACACCTCACTTAACACCTCTTCAATTACAAGCCTATCATAAGATGTTACCGAATTATAGAACTCTGTTGCGTCTGCTATTTCCTTGCTTGTCCCTAGTGCGCCACTTGTACGCACTAGCAATACAGGGGGAATGATGAAAGACTTTATAATGTTGTCACGGCTCGAATTTTCGGTATATTCATAAAGACCGTCGTAGTTTTGAATATCGACCTTTTTAAGTTCGATTTGTTCCTCATTACTTTCTCGCTCCATCCATAGAATAGTCCCAGAACCGTCACCACCTTGAAACTGTTTAAGAGTATCGCTAAAATCAGTTGACTCTTCACCCTGGGCAACTTCTTCTTTTCCAGTTACTAGTATATGACTTGCAAGGAAATTTTTAGCACTTGTGTTCGCTTTAAATCGTTTAGTTTGCGCCTCAGTCATCATGTCCTCCAATACAGCATCGTAAGATGCTAGTGGATAGTCTAGTCCATTTTGCGTACCGTACATGATTTGTCCATTGTAATTTTCAACGCCTCCAGCGGCTTCAATTTGTCGTAAAACTTCAATTGGATTCCAGATATCTACAAACTTTACATCAGTTTTATTGAACTTTTTTCTCTTTGTTTTACCCCAGTCATCGTACACGGCTATTTTACCCTCGTTTACTCCAATACCTAAACGACAATACTCAAAATTTACGGGTGTAATATCTGTAATTTCACCTAAAGCATTAAAGTTAAAATGCCATGCAAACCCCGAAAACATACCCATTTGATTAGCTGTAAATCTTATAAGTCTATCAACGGTTAATCCTTTGCTGTTTACTTTTGCTTTATAGAAATTAACATCTTTTGCGCCACCACCCATTACGAACCGCTCATACAACCAAAGGCACGTCTTAGCCGTTCCCGAATCGGAAACAATATCAATTAACCTTTGCGGATAAAGGTTATCAAAATCGTAAGCAAGAATGTTAAGATCTTTTAAATCAACACCTTTATCTATCCTTTGCTTAATCTTGTCCTTGTCCGCTGTGATTTTTACTTTCGCCATCTTCTTTTGGTTTAGTTTTATTTTTTCCGCTTACTATTTCCTGCCAGTTTTCAGGGTATTCGGACAAAAATTTAATTGACGCAGGACTAACTTTCAGCATCGCTATTATTTCCGCGTCTGTTGAATGTTCTGTAACTGTCGCGTGCAAAAATGAAGTAATCACACTTCCTTTTTTTACTTTAAATTTATTCATGATTCTTTTTTTTGTGGATTCTCTTTTTAGCATAAAAAATAAATCTTCGATACATTGACAACCTTTCGATTGATTAAGACTTATCCCAAAAAGGTGACGGTTCAACGTGTTGGCGTCTATCCATTCTTGGGAGTTGTAATCATCGCGCCACTTGTCTTTTGTGGCTTCGCTTTTTAGGACTTTGTTTAGTAATTTTTTCATCTGTAAAAAAATAGGGTGACCGTTAAATCACCCTATAAAATTACATATTTTCATTGAATTACTACAACGCGTCAAACAATGCCTTAGTAGTTGGGTAATCCGTATCAAAGAACGCGTTTGGTAATTTAGGCTCCTTATTGTTCTTTGTCAAGAAAGTAATCGAAAAAGCACCTTGTGTTTCAGCGTCGTTAGCGTTTCTGTTAAGGACCGTAAACTCCAATCCAGTCGTTAAACCGTACACTTCAAATGCACTTTGTCCGTCTTCACCTTGGAAAAAGTTTTCGGTGATAATAACATAACGACCTTCTACACCAGCGTTAATGTGTTCTTTCATTTCGGGTGAAAGGTCAAAGCCTAAGATTTCAACTTGGTGATCGAAGCGCTTAGTGTAAGTACCATCCACTAACATCGCTTGTGGTCGGATTGAGTTGTTGATCCCGTCAACTACAAAAGCACTCGCGCCTGAAACCAACACAATATCCTTAACTTGAGCTTTGTTTGTCGAGTCGTAAACGATGCTTTGAATATCTGATAAGTTAATAATCTTCGCCTTGTCGCGCGTCCCAGCTTGTAATGGAAACTCACAACTTTTTGATATGTCCTTATTTATTTTACCGCAAATAGTTGCCATTTTTCAAATTTTTTAAAGTGAATAAAAAGGGGTGATTTCGCACCCCCTTGTTAATTTAGTACGCGACTTGAATTTCGTTGTCAACAATCACCTTTGCATCTAATGAGAATTGGAAATCAACATTTGTTGTTCTCGACTTCTTATCATAGAAGATGTCGTATTGCGACAAATTAGCAGTTTCCTCTGTACCTACTTGAATGTTTGACGGTACCGCCAAAATCGCGCGGTGTGGTAAGTACAACTTAGTACCATTATTGAAGAATTGGGTAATCATTCTATCCCAAAATTCAACTTTTACTACAGGAATTCCACCTGCGTTCAGTTGCTCCATTCCGTTTTCAAAACGCTCAGTTGTGTAGTTAACATTTGCTTTAGTCAACTCACGACGGTATTGGTCATACACCGATTTTGTAACTTGAAATACAAGACCAGGTTGTGAAGTCAAACGGCTGTCTGCTTCCATTTCCATGTTTAAGAACATATTGGTAACAACCATATCTGTCGTGTCCTGAGCAGTGAATTTTTGGTTGGCGTAGCTATTTCCAGCATTGCGCGTTGCCAAACCTGTTGTTTTACGTGTAGAATCCGCTCCAACGATAGCATAGATTTGTTTCCAAATTCCGTCGATTTTGTCGAAGAAATCTAAATCAGTTCCATTTGTGATAACACCAGCTGGTGAATCGTTGTAATGAGCAGCATCAGTGTCACCAAAGTACGCGAAACGCATCCATGTTTCGATAAGTTCAGTTGATAGCAACTGCTCAACATATAGAATAAAATCTGTTGCCGTCAAATCGGATTTTTCAATTCCGTTTTTGGTTGCCCAAATATAGAATGTATCCTCAATGTCCGTCCAACAGTACTCCAATCTGTCAGAAATAGTCGCAGGATTCCACTCCTTACCTACTAATGGACTTGTAACGGTGCGCCCTGAAGGGTTACACTCTCCGCTTCCTTTTCCTAGTAATGAGTTGAAACGACCTAAGATAGCGATTTGCTTCTTAGTCTTAATTCCGTTAACGAGTTCAACCAATTGGTTTACCTCAGGTGTTGCAAATGCTGAAACAAAGACAGCTTCTGCGCTTGATTTGATTACATCACCATGAAAGGTTAATGTATTTGGATTAAATGGTGTTGACATTTCTTATTTCTTTTTTTGGTTCAACAATTCACGACGCTCAGCTAACATTTCAGCTTGAGATTTCATTTTTGGTTCTGCTGGCTTTCTGAAATGAGCCGACGGTGCAGGAGGTGTAAAGTTCGATTTCTTTTCTTTCAAAGATTCCAATACAGCAACAACCTCAGCGTGTTCAGTTTCCATGATAGCCATTGCTTCGCTTTTCGTCTGCAACTCAGCTTTCAATGCTTCGATTTCAGTTTTCAACGCGCTAATTTCAGCTTCATACTCAACAGATTCACCACTAGGAGTAATGATTTCGGCTATAATACCTTCTTCACTCACTACTAACTGTGTGCCATTTGGTAACACATAAGTGTCTGCAGGCGCTGGCGCTCCATTCAACATAATAGGGTCACCTACCATAAGGTCAGAAAACGGTGTTTCTATTTCCCCTTGTTCCACCGTTTCAAAGATAGCTTCAACGGTGCGTCCTTGCAACTTCGCCATAGCTTTAGCTACAAGTCCTAATTTGATTGTTTGTTTGCTCATTTTATTATTTAAATTTAAAAATGCTAATGGTTTAATTTTCGGTATAATTTCCGAAACGAAATTCAATGATAGTAACTGCTCATCTGTCAAGAATGCTTCAACGTCCATAAGTGCCGAAATAGCATCCTTACTTACTCCAGTAGCTTTAACATACATCTTTACCATTTCCTTTTCAATCGGCTCCAATACCGCGACCATTTCCTTTAAGTCATTGGTGTTAGCCTTGTCGATGTTAGCAAATAGTGGATTGTGAATCATGTACTCAGTTCCGGCTACTATTTTTCGATTCGCCAAAGGAACTGATAAGTGTATTTCAGTTGCTATTGATGCACATTGACCAGTTGCTATTGTATTAACATTAGGTAATGACTTCAAGTATTGTGCTATTGATTTACCTACCTCAACACTTCCACCAGGGGAATTTATGAAACAGTTAATTTGCTCGCAACCTTTCAATGGCTCAACTTGAGAAACAACGTCGATTAATTCAACGCCTTTTTCTTCCTCCGTAGAACCAATTACTCCAGTAATGTAGATGTTTCCTATCATATTAACACCAAAAGTATAACTTTGCAATACACAATGTTTGACACAAATATGACAATAGAAGTTTTAGGTTTAGGAGAATCGCTTTCAGACTACACACCAAACGCAAATATAACGATAGGTGTTAATGATATTCACTCGCGAATTAAAACTACTTACGTTATTTGTATTGATACGTTTGAACCGTTTACCAATGACCGTTTAAACACGATTCTAAATACAAAATGTTGCGGATTTTACACGCATTTAGATTGCTGGAAATCGGTGCAAAATTATACTGAAATAAAACTGCATAGATTAGCCGAATTAGACAGCGAACTATTCCGATATTCTAACAACTCCCCATTTGTGGCTTGCGTTTTAGCTTACAAATTAGGCGCTACAAAAATCGTTCTTTGGGGTGTTGACATGAACACACATCACGCGCTTAATGGACAATCTCGAGAGCGTGCAATAATAGATTATATTAAACTCAAAGA